AACTTGCCATCAGCCCCTGCCTCGTATCGGGCCACGTCGGGCGCATCGCCGAGCAGGGTGATGGTGATCTCGGTGGCCGACTGCTTGCCGTCTTCCATGACCGCCCGGATCTCGATCCGGTCGATGAGGTAGGCCAGCAGGTCGCTCCGCTGCATCGAGTCCAGGTGCTCGTAGATTTCGGTGAACTGGACCAGGGCAGCCTGATAGTCCTTGGCCTTGAGCCTTGAAGCACGCTGCTCCTCCAGGTCCACGCGCAGACGGAAGATTTCTGCCTTCGCCAAGTCGATGCGCTGCTCCAGATCCTTCGCCTGCCGGATGAAAATCCGAGGGATGTCGCCGGGAGGCATCCGCATCATGTGCTCGGCGAGCCTCTCTTCGTCTGCCTGCAACCTCTCCACCAGGGCCTCCGCCTTGCGGAGTGCCCTCTCCTTCTCGGGCACACCGTCGTCGATACGCTCATTGGCCTTGGCGACGATGAGGTCGAGCAGCTTCTCGTCTTCGGCGAGCCTCCCGAGCCGTTCAAGGACAGCCTTCTCCACGAGGTCCGCAGGGTGCCCCACGGGTCCGCAGTCCGGGGTGACAGTGCCCCTGGCGTGCTTGTAGTAGTGGTAGGTCTGGCGCTTTGCCGCCCCGCCCTCCAGCCTCCTGCCGCACACCGCGCAGTGGACCAGGCCGGAGAGCACATAGTCGTACTTGCGGGTGCCCTTGCAGTTGGCCGTGCGGAGCCGGTTCTCCTCCAGGAGTGCCTGGACGGCCTCGAAGGTATCCGCGTCGATCAGGGGCTCCCACACGGCGGGGACCAGCCGGTATCGGTCGGATTCGTCCAGGGCGAGAGCGTCCTCAGGGGCCAGATCGCGCTTGCCTCGGTTTACCTCCTTCATGCCGATGTACGCCGGGTTCCTAAGCAGGTAGTTGAGGCTGTTGTTGGAGATCGGCTTGCCGCCAGACTTGCGGCCCCGGCGGGACACACGGGTAGCCCGCCGGTAGCCCCGCTCCCTGAGCGCGTTCTGAGTCTTCGCGATGGAGCCCAACTCCAAGTAGAGCCGGAAGGCTTCGCGGACGGCTTCGGCTTCCTCATCCACGGATCGGAGGCTGCCCCTCTTCTCGGGATCGGGCTCAAAGCCGATGGGGCGAGCCCCACCGTTGTAGAGCCCACGCTCGGCGCGGTCCCGCATCGCCTTGCGCGTGCGCTCGGCGGTAGTCTTCCGCTCCAACTCGGCCAGCGCGAGGAGCAGCACCAACATGAACTCACCGTAGGGTGAGGTCAGGTCGATGTTCGGGGAGAGGAGAATCCAGGCGGTGCCTTGATTGGCGAAGTAGTCTGCCATCGCGAGGAAGTCGCTCACCGACCGGCTGATGCGAGACAGCTCGGTGAACAGGATGAGCCGAACCGTACCGCTGCGGGCGTCTCGGAGAAGGCGCTGCAACTCTGGACGGTTGGTGTCCTTGCCCGACAGCCCCTCCTCCCGGTACACGCGAACACCGTCGATCAAGTCCTGCTCGGCCCCCTGGGACTTGAGGTAGCTAAGGCAGCGGTGGTGCTGGTTGTCGAGGGAGTTCTCGGGGTCCTTGCACTGCTCCTCCGTGGAGACACGCGCATAGACGGCGACTCTGCCCCGGAGTGAAGGATCGTTCAGGCGAACGAGCTTGCTCACTGTCCTTCCCTCTCGGGAGGGTCAGACACCAGCCGCAGATGCGGCGTGTGGGCAGCCGCTGTCCCCAGCTCGTCGTGCTTGCGCTTCTCGTCGGCTTCACCACCCTGCTCTCGGCTGCGGATGAGGCTCACCAGTCCATCGGCGAGGATGTCGGCAGCACGATCCCGTCTCTCTGCCAAGGCCATCATGCGGACCTCCGCGTGTCGGCGGGCAACCCCACCTCTTGGGGCTGACCTGTTGAGGCGGTGACCGACTCGCAGCGCGAGGGCATCCGAGGGGTCGAAGTTGGTGTCGTGTTCATCCACGCACCTTGTACTCGGACGGGGCCAGAGCAGAGGCCCCTACCGGGGCACTTCGGCGAGAAGGAGATGCTGGGGCTGGACGAGTTGGAGGTGGTCATGCAGCACCTACGCACGACATCCAGATTCTGAGCCCCCGTTCCGACAGCCGTTGGCCCGAGCTGGCCGAGAAAAATGTACGCAGGATCAACATGGCGATCACGGGCTTCGCGGGGACCCGATCAAGTCTTTCAGTCGGTTCCGGCAGATCGAGCCGCACCCTTCTCCCTACGAATCGGGGGCTCAGAAACCCTGTCGGTAGCAGTAGCCCATCTGCCTACAACAAAGGAGAAGGCATGTCCGAAACGACAACGACAACTACAAGAGCCGCCCTCTACGCTCGCATCTCGACCACCGGCCACGGCCAGGATGTTGGACTCCAGCTCGACGAACTTCGCCGCGTTGCTGAGCAGCGGGGCTGGCAGGTGGTGGAGGAGTTCATCGACGAGGGTGTCTCGGGTGACGATGAGAACCGTCCAGCCTGGAACCGGCTACTCGACCAAGCCCGCGAAGGTCGCGTGGATGTGGTCGCCGTCTGGAAGCTGGACCGCCTCGCACGCAGCGTCCGCCACCTCCAGGAGGTGGCCGATTGCCTGTGCGCCAACGGCGTCGGCCTGGTCTCCGTGCGTGACGGACACATCGACACGACCTCACCCTCTGGTCGCTTCGCTCTTCTGGTCCTCGGGTCCGTAGAGGAGCTGGAGCAGTCGCTGATGCGAGAGCGTGCCGTGATCCCAAGGTGATCCCACTCCCGATGCGATTGAAGGGTGCCCCCGGCGTGCGCGTATCTTGCGGACCTTGCCACGCAGCGCGGCGCGGTGCCCACGTCATCGTTTGCCGTACCGGGGCAGGATGACTTCTTCGTGGAACTCGGTCAGACACCATGCGAAGTCATGTGACGACGAGTGGCTGACCCCGCCCCGTCTCTCGCGCAGCACCATCAACTGGGTCCGAAAACGGCCATCCATCCAGGCCGTGTTCGGCATCAACGTCATCTTGAGATCAACCGGGTTGTCGTCGCTGCGGGGAGCGGTCCAGGCGAGGTGGGCACCGATCTTGTTGCGGTAGGTCTCCACCGGCCCGCAGACCCGGCTGCTGTATGCGTAGTGGGTCTCTGGGCTGCCCTCCATGTGGGCGATCTTGCCGATCAACCGAACCAGGGAGCAGGCTTGAACAGAGTACCAGTCGAAGAGGTTGTCCACGGGGATCTGCGTGGCGACCTTCGATGCAGGCCACGTCATCTCGATGCGATTCGGATCGGACCCTTCCCGAAGTCGCTGCTCCTCCTCCGCCACCAACTGGTAGAGGAAGCGAAGCCCCGCCATCATCCGGTTCGCGGTGTTGAAGGCGTTGGCGTGGGGCTTCGCCTGGTCGTCGGTCAGGGAGAAACCGTCAACATGATCGAGTATCCGAGGCATGGGATCTCCATAGGTGAGGTCGGAGAGCCGACGACTACGCATCAAGCAAGACGAGATCCCCTATCTCGTCTCCAACCCCTCCTGGTCCCGACAGCAGGGCTCAGACCTCCAGCATCACCCGTAGCTCCTCCATCAAGCCGGAGGAGCAGCCATGCCATCGAAGACTACCACCAGATCCGCCCTCTACGCTCGCGTGTCCACCACCTGCCACGGCCAGGACGTTGGACTCCAGCTCGACGAGCTTCGGCAGGTGGCCGCCCAGCGAGGCTGGCAGGTGGCGGAGGAGTTCATCGACGAGGGCGTCTCTGGTGGCAAGCAGAGCCGACCAGCACTGGACGCGATGATGTCCTCGGTGCGAGCCGGGGAAGTTGACGTGGTGGCCGTCTGGCGGTTCGACCGATTCGCCCGCTCCACCTCTCACCTGCTCTCCGCCCTGGAGGAGTTCCGGCAGCTCGACGTGGACTTCGTCTCCGTCCGCGAGGCCGTGGACACCTCGACCAGCATGGGGAAGATGGTCTTCACCTTCCTGGCGGCGGTGGCCGAGTTCGAAAAGGCGCTCATCCAGGAGCGGGTCAAGGCTGGCGTCGAGCGGGCACGTCGGCAGGGCAAGCAGATCGGTCGGCCCCGCCGGGACATCGACCTCGACCTTGCTCGGATGCTCCGAGGGCAGGGTCACAGCTTCCGGCGGGTCGCGAAGATGATGGGCGTGCCGAAGTCCACCCTGGTCCGCCACCTGGGCGAGGTGGACCAGTAGTCCGTCCCGCAACAGGCACCCGCCGACGCCCCCGATTGCCGGGCTCGGAACCCTGTCCCACAAGTCCAGAGACGGCAGTCCCGCAATCAGATGGATTCGGGACGGCCTGGGGGCTCATTCCGCTCCGGCTGCTCGTAGAGGGCCTGGACGCGGCTGGAGGCAGATCCTCATCGCCGCTCGCTCCAAGGAGCACGCCGATGGCGAAGTCAGCAGACACCAGCCCTTCCCCCAGTCATGTCAGGGAGTACCTGGCAGAGCATCCCGACTACGAGTCCGATCCCGCCGAGTCCAGTGACGAGGACTTGACGACATGGCTTCTCGATGTCGAAGGCCACCATCGCCAGGCGGCCCGCACCGCCTACCTCATCGGACGGGCTCTGCTGGCCCGACGCCCAGAGAAGGCAGTGACCGCCTGGACGAAGCAGCAGGCCAAGGCGTTGTCGAGGTCGCCCCGCACCATCAGGCTCTACATGCAGGTGGCGAGGGCCATCGACGAAGGAGTGGCAACGACGTTGCCATTGGCGGTCCTCGACCGCTCCCTTCGTGATGTGCCCCGCGCCATTCTCAACGTCAGGGAGGGTCGAGACCCCGACGAGAAGCGCAAGCCCAAGAGGAAGCCGAAGGTCACCAAGACGATGCGGTGGAGGGACTCGGCGAAGGCGCTCCTTCACTCCTTGCCCAAGGGAGTGAACAGGAAGGCCCTGCTGGAAGCGCATCTGGAGGCCGTCGTCCATGAACTCCAACGCCTCGACCCCAAGTGGGGTCGGGACGGGAACGAGCCGAAGGAGCCACGGGAGATCGATGATCCCGACTTCGCGAAGGTGGCTGCCCTCGCCGTCGCGAAGGACGCCTCCCTACCTCCCGAGGTGCTTCGTGCGCGGAAGCTGGTGCAGCCGTTCATGCGCTACCCAGGCGGGAAGAGCAAGGTCGTCCGTGTCCTCATGGAGCGCATCGGTCGGCTTCATGCCGATGGCCTCAACGGAGACCACGCCCTCCGCGAGCCCTTCGTCGGTGGAGGCTCGGTCGCCTTGAACATGCTGTCCACCGGCCTCGCACGGAAGGTCTGGATCAACGACGTGGACCCCGCAGTGGTCGCCACCTGGAACGCCGTCATCCATGAACACGAGAGGCTCATCGAGCGCGTAAACGAGACGGAGCCGACGCTCGCCCTGCTGTACGAGCACCGAGCCCGCTTCGAGAGCAACGACCTCCAAGGTGTCGAGCTGGCACTGGCGGAGGTCATGTCGAGGTGCTGTACCTACATGGGGCTCGGGAGAGTGGACAGGCCGAGCAGGGTTCGTAGCGAACGCTGGAACCAGAAGAGCATCTGCCAGCGGATCAAGACGGCGCACCTGTTGCTCAAAGGCTGCGTGGTCCACGATGAATGCACCCAGCTCGACGTGCTCAAAGTCATCAAGGCCCCCGGTCCCTGCTTCCTCTACTTGGACCCGCCCTACGTCGAAGCTGGCCCGGACATCTACGTCCACCCGTTCGAGAAATCCGACCACGAGCGACTCGCCGAGGCACTTCAAGCCAGCGACCAGCCCTGGCTTCTCTCCTATGACGACCATCCTCTGGTGAGGCGGCTCTACGAGTCGGAGCACATCGCCGACATCAGGGTCCTCTCGGCCCATCGGACCATCAAGAAGTCGAAGGGGCCGAAGTGGAAGAAGGAACTGCTCATCTGCCCCGCGTCTCGATCCGACATCCTCGCTGACGACGACGAGGCGAACCCCATCGACGCTCTCTTCGGGGTCGACTGCCACCCAGGATGAGATCCTCACCTTGGTGTCGCTCGTGGTCGAGCCGTAGCCCTCCCCAACGGCACCAGTTCGCGAGCGGCGACGGGCAGGCAGCGAGTACCCCGAAAGGATGCGGAGTAACGGGATCTGGTCGCCTTGGACCCCGTTGACCGTTTCCCCCGGCGTACTGGCCCCCCTTTCTCGATCTGCGTGCAGATTCAACTCCGAGGGGGCCTCACACACCTCGATTCTGAGTAGACGAGGTGGATTCGGCAGCCTTCGGTGCTCCCCTGCCGCACCCAGCCTACGCCGAGGGCGTCGCTGATCCTTCTATACCTGCCCGTAGATGTGGACCTGACTGGAGGAACACCATGACCAAGAGCACACCCAGCAACGAGAAGCCCGCTCCAACCAGAGCTGGCCTGACGGCTACGGACATCGCGAGGCACTTCCGCATCGCACCGGCCTCTGTCCGCAGGTGGGTCCGACAGGGCCGAGTGCCCGCCTACCGCGTCGGCTCCCACCTCCGCTTCGACCTCGATGCCGTCAAGGCGGCCCTCGAAGTGAACGCCGGGAGCTACGGTGGGTAGAAATCGCCCCACGGCGCGATCTCGTCGGCGTCACCAGATGCGATTCCGCGTCGATGCCCTGCATCGGCAACGGGCGGGGGTGCGGGGTGCCAGGGCCGTGGACAACGAGACGCTTCTGGCAGAAACCTCCAGGCGACTGGACGACCGCGACCAGCACCGTCCACTAACCCTGGGCTCCTTCATCAACCGCGAGCTGGTTCGTCGAGGTCGGCGATCCCTCGCCACTGCGAAGATGTCCAACGGCTTCCGTCTTCGGTCTCTGGCCGAGGCTCGGTGGGCCATGAAGCTCGACGACAACCCCGAGGTCTGCGCGGCCTTTGCCGTGGAGTCCGTGCTCTACGACACCGCCAGGACCCTCAGGTTCGATGTGGCCCCACCTGGGGCCTGGGTACGAGGCGAAGGTCGCCCCGCCTACTACGACGCCCTGCAAGCCAAGTGGACACTTCCAGGAACGAGGTCTTCCCAACAGCGTGACGAAGATGAGCTGGAGGAGATTGAGGACGACGAAGGCAGCCAGGAGCCCATCCGAGAACCCCTTCCCTTCTCCTTCACGGACATCAAGGCGATCAGGGGAATCGCCCTCGACCTACCCGCTGCACTGGCGTCCAGCTCCCTCAAGCCGTCATGGTCGCCGAGGCACGAGAACACCACCATGCTGGCGGATGTCGGGCGGCCTCCGGTTGAGGCTCTCGTGCTCGCCGCTCTCGCATCCAGGGAGCGGGCTCCGGGCTTCCAGACCCTGGCCCTGGACCAGGAGGTGCCATCAGCACTGTGCATCGCCACTGGCTGGGGTGGAGCCGCACAGGCGATGTCGGCGCTCCTCCGAATGCACCGGGTCTTCCATCTGCCCGAGCCGTACCACGACTTCGAGGTGCCCCCAGTGGACTTCGACCTCGTGGTCCTCAACATCCCATCGCGCCTTCACTGGGTGGTTGCCGAGGCGCTGCGCGATCCAGGTGCCTTGCCACTCCTGGAGATGCGTTCTCGTCTCCGGCGTGGCCGCGACCAGGTTGGGGGTGGTCACGTCACCCGCCTGGTCCAGCAAGCGTCTACGGCGATGAACGACGACACCCTCCTGGTGGTCATGGCCGACGAGAAGACGCACCAGCAGGCGATGGAGCGCCTCCAGGGCGGCAACCTCCGCAAGGTCGAGGCCCTCGGGTTCGACAAGGACCAGCAGCCCATCTGGGTCGGCTACGACCGCAAGCCCTGGGCTCCCCACAACCTCCCCAGGCCCACAGGCCGCTGCGTCACCTTCTGGTCGAGGACACCATGACCGCATCCACCAAGACGAGGAAGCCCCGCAGGTCGATGTGGAAGCCCCAGAAGCTCGGCGACTGGACAGCCGAGCAGGCCCACACGATCATCCTGTCAATGCTTGCAGGGGACATGCTGGCCCCGCTCTCCATCCGCCACGACGGCTCCCCTGGCTGGAAGGACGAGAACGGCGACACAAAGGCAGGGCGGCGGGATCTCGTCGGAGCCATCGACGCCCTTGTCCCCATCATCGAGAGGCTGAACGACCCCAAGGCGCGGCTGGACTACCTCGTGAGCACCAGGAAGATCATCATCACCAACGGGAAGCGTCGGCCCATCGACATGCCGTCAGAGGACAAGCGCCTCGAACAGCAGCTCATGTTGACGCTCACCCTGGACCCGCTGGCCCGAGAGTACGAGGCCATCGACCAGAGCGCCATCGCCTTCCGCTCCCTGGATGACTTCGAGGAGTACGCCGACCGCGAGGACGGATTCACCATCCAGGACGTGTTCGCTGGCTTCATGTTCCAGCTCATCCGGCAGCACGGCCCCTTCGTCCTGCTCCTGGACCTCGTGAACGCCTTCTCCAACCTGCCCCACAAGGCCATCCACATCGCCCTCAAGGAGCTGCTCGGCCTCAACCACCAGGACCGGAGGAGAGTCGTCGAGTCTGCCCGCATCC